TTTGTTGCGTTGAACACGCAGAACTTGCCAACGCCAACTATTAGCAATGGTGCTAATTACATGAATATCTTGTTGTATACAGGTGATGGCACAACAAGCAAGAGTGTGACTGGTTTGGCATTCCAGCCAGACATGGTTTATGTAAAAAACCGTTCTGCGGCATCAGACCCAACTTTTTCTGATGCTGTGCGTGGCATCACAAAGGTTCTTTATACAGATTCAACTGCTGGCGAATCAACTGCGCCTAGCTTTGGTTACATCAACAGCGTTTCATCAACAGGTATCAATGTCAATTCTGGCGGTGGAACAGAAGCCAACTTCAACAAAAATACTCAGGCTTATGTTGCATGGAATTGGCTTGCTGGAAATTCAACATCATCCAACACATCTGGCTCAATCACATCAACTGTAAGCGCAGGGGCTACGCAAGGCTTTAGCGTGGTGACTTATACAGGCACAGGTACAGCGGCAACAATTGGTCATGGACTAGGTGTTGCACCAAAGATGATTATTGTGAAGCGTAGAGATTCGGCTGGTAATAACTGGCCTGTCTACCATGTTTCAACTGGCGCATCAAACATTCCATATCTTGAAAATACATCGGCATATTTCACAAGAGCAGGTAACTTCAACAATACAGCACCAACATCAGCTGTATTTAGTGTTGGCGGCTCTGGTCAAACTGATTACACAAACACCAATGCAAGCGGAGGAACTTATGTCGCCTACTGTTTTGCAGAAGTAGCTGGCTATTCCAAATTTGGTAGCTACACGGGTAATGGAAGTGCAGACGGGACTTTTGTGTATTTGGGATTTCGTCCTCGCTGGCTCATGGTTCATTGCTCAAGTGCGGGTATATCTGACTGGCCAATCTACGACACTTCTCGACCAACATACAACCAAAGCAGACAAGTTTTGTATGCTGACTTATCAAATGCAGAGGCCTCCGCAGGCCTTGCAATCGACTTGCTTTCAAACGGTTTCAAATGGCGTGAAGCTGGTGGTCAGGGCAATGATTCTGGTCAAACATACATCTTTGCCGCATTTGCAGAAAACCCATTCAAAATTTCACTTGCGAGGTAACTCATGTTTTTACTCAACGGCAACACATTACCGCTTGATACGCCATTCACAGTTGATGGCATCAGATACCCTGCCAATTGGTTGCGTCTGACCTCTATTGAGGAAAAGAACGCCATCGGCATCACAGAGGTGGAAGATCAAACAACTCAATATGATGACCGTTTCTATTGGGGTGTGGACAATCCCAAACAATTGGAAGACATCACGGTAACTCCAGAGCAGGGTGAGCCTTATGTCCAGCGTGGTCTAAAAACCAATTGGATTGCACAGGTCAAGGACACGGCTGGCAAACTGCTGGCTCAGACCGATTGGATGGTGATTCGCAAGGCAGAGCGTGATGTGGCTATCCCTGCGGATACTGTCACCTACAGGGCGGCTGTGGTTGCTGAAGCCAATCGGCTTGAGACTGCCATTGCTGGCGCTGCTGATGTGCCTGCTTTGATTGCTATTGTCACCGCACAAGGATGGCCTATCTAAATGTTCGGCATTTCAGCATTTGCGGCCACGCCGTTCTCCAGCTTACCTGGAGGCGTCACATACAACGCTGCGGCGTCAATTGACTCCACCAGCGCGGCGTCCTGCTACGCCATCAGATACGCATTTGGTGGAGCCACGATTGTCGGTGTCAGCACGGTATCAGCCAGCGGCGTGCGATATGCCTTTGGCGCTGCCCAGATCAACTCGGACTCTGCCATCACGGCGACGGCCTACATGCAGTACAACGCCACGTCTGTGCTTGCGGCGGTGTCATCTCTGAGCGCCAATGCAGTGCGTTATGGGGTTGGCGCTTTCACGATAGCAGCGAATTCAGAACTGATCGCCAATGCCATCTATAAATGGAATAATCAGGCTGATACGGCAGAGACATGGACGGCTCAAGAAGACACGGCTGAGACATGGACTCAGCTTGCAGACACTGACGAGACTTGGACCGTGCAGGACGACACGGCAGAAACCTGGACGGTGGTGGCTGACACCAACGAAACCTGGACACAAACTTTACATTGAGGTGAAACATGGCTGATACCACAACCACAAACCTGGGGCTTGTTAAGCCAGAGGTCGGCGCATCTTCCGATTCGTGGGGCACAAAGCTCAACAACGACATGGACACCATCGACGCGCTCTTTGATTCTGGTCCATATCTGAAGGTGTCCAAGGGTGGCACAGGTGTTGGTACTGCGGCTGCTCTGGCCGCGATTGTTGGAAACTTGTTGTATCCAGTTGGCTCCCTGTACTACAACTCAGCCGTGACCACCAACCCTGGCACATTGCTTGGCTTTGGCACTTGGGTGGCGTTTGGCGCTGGCCGTGTACCTGTGGGCTACAACGCCAGCAGTTCGCTGTTTGACGCGCTGGAAGAGACTGGTGGTAGTGCAGATGCCATCACCGTCAGCCACACCCACACCGCCACATCGACAGATGCTGGTCACACTCACACATATCCAGTTGGCGATGGCTACTACAACACGGCAGTCTCTCCAGCAATTCCAACAAATACATATTCAAATAGACAGAACACAACAAATTCAACGGGTTCTGGAACTGCAAGCATTACGACAACAATTGATTCTGCTGGCTCATCAGGCACAAACGCCAACTACCAACCTTACATCACGGTGGCCATTTGGAAGAGGACAGCATGAGCGATCTCGAAAAGGACTTTGCCGTGCACCAGGCGATTTGCGACCAGCGGTACAAGACGATTGACGAGAAGCTGGACTCTGGCAAGAAACGCATGGAGAAGATTGAGATCCAGCTCTACATCGTCATCGCGGCCATCTTGTTTGGACCAGGTGTTGCTGCTGACATTGTGAAGAAACTGCTGGGGCTGTAAATTGATCCGATCTCCATCCTCTTTGCCGCCAATGCTTGCGTTGCCGCGATCAAGGAAGGGTGCGAGCTTTACAAGCAGGCAAAGACCTCATTCATGGAGGTTAAGGCAACAGTTGACGAAGCTGTTGGGGTTGCCAAAGAGATCCATTCGTTTTGGGGAAAGTTGGCCAAGATGTTTGGCGCGTCTCCAAAGCCAGTTGCCACGCCAAAGCCTGTGGCAAAAAAGAAGGAAAAGTATGTTGCCGTTGACGAAACAAAGGTCATGGCAGATGTGGTCAAGCAGCTCACCGAGTTCTTTCGGCTCCAAGAAAAGCTCGCTGCCCACATAAGAGAGGAAGAGGAAAAGTCGAAGTCGGTCTACGACCCTGATGCAAACCTGATGGAGGCCGCGCTCAATCGAGTGATGGCGATGGACCAGATGGCTGCATTGGAAGTGACGATCAGAGAAACCATGGTGTACCAATCACCGCCAGAGATGGGCGCGTTGTACTCCAAGGTGTTTGAAATGCGTGATGTCATCAAAGAGGAGCAAGAGCAGGCGAGACTGAAGGAAGAGGCGAAGGAAAGGTACAAGCAATGGCAACGGCAGGAGGAAAAAAGAGACTTCCAGCAAAAGTCAGCGTACCTGGTCGCAACCCTAATCCTTATCTTGTACCTATGGATGTGGCTTCTATTCGTAGGAAGACTGGGGAAGACATAATGGGTTGGATCGCTGCATGCGTGTTGATTGCTCTTCTTCTTCCGCTTGGAGCCATGCTGTACCTGGATATCCTGGAGGCCAAGAACGAGGTCAAGCAACAGGTCGAAAAGGTTGAGAAGTTGAGGCGTGAAATTGAAAGGAAAAACCGTGACAAAGATCGCAATGATGTGCCTGATGGCGGTCCTGGCGGCAGGATGTGAGGACCGTTTTCGCTACCCATGCCAAGATCCAAAGAACTGGGAGAACGCCGAGTGCAAGCCTCCCATCTGCACCGCCACAGGAACTTGTCCTGAAATGCTTGTAAAACCAGAGGAGAAGAAGTGATGCCAACCGTAGGATACAAACCAAACAGCCGCCTGACTTCTGACGAGATCGAGGTCAGAGTATGGGCTTTCGTGATCGTGGTCCTGGTGACCATTCTGCTGGCCTCCATGGGCATGTTCTTGTACTCTGTTTCATTCGTGACTCAGCCCATGAACGGTGCTATGGCGGCCATTGATAAGGTCTACACCCAGCAGATCTCCACCATCATGGTGTTCATCACTGGCGTCCTGGGTGGCGTCGCTGGTCGTTCTGGTGTCAAGGCAATTGCCAACGCCACCGCCAAGGCCGAAGCAACTGACAACGACGAGCCACCAGCACCATGAGTTTGTTCAATCCATGGGTCATCTTGGGCATTGTTCTGGCGGTGCTGTCTGCTTTTGGTGGCGGTTATCACAAGGGCAAGAACGACGAGGTGACCCGCCAGCAGCTTGAGATTGCCGCCTTGAATGCCCAGGCTCGGCAGAAGGAGCAGGCCTTGGTGGCCGCCGTCAACACAACCGCAGACGCATTGAGGAAAACAAATGAGCAAGCAAAACTGGCTGCGAAAGAGCGCAGCAATGCCATTGATAGTGGCGCTTACAGGCTGCGGGTTGCTGTCAAAGCCCCCGTCTGCCCCGTACACACCCCCGCAGATCCCGCCACTCCCGCAGGAGATAGTCCAGGAGAAGCAAGAGCCGAACTTGACCCAGAGGTTGGAAAAGCTCTTTTCGCAATAGCGGAAGAGGGCGACAGGGCGATCACCAAGCTCAATGCTTGCATCGACATGTACAACCAAGCGCGTGAGTCTCAGAAGTGACGATCTACATTCCCCTGCTGTACATCTGCATGGCGGGGCAATGTGGATTCTTTCAATCCGAGAACTACACCACCAATGAACAAAATTGCGAACAAGAGATCGCAAGCAAGAAGGCCGAATACACATCAGCCGATGTGACGGTCAAAGCCATTTGTATTGACATCAAACTTGAAAGGAAAAGCGATGAATCTAAGCGCCAACTTCAGCCTGCATGAAATGTGCAAATCAGAGACAGCCATGCGCATGGGTCTTGACAACACGCCAGACGCCGCCGCGACAGAGAATCTGCGCGTGCTGTGCGAGAAGGTGTTGCAGCCTGTGCGTGACCATTACGGCAAGGGCGTGAAGGTGAACTCAGCCTATCGCTCTCCAGAGTCAAATGCGGCTGTTGGCGGCTCCAAAACTTCCGACCATTGCAAAGGTATGGCGGCTGACATTGAGATCCCTGGCGTGGCCAATGCTGACCTCGCTCAGTGGATCATGGACAACCTGGAATATACCCAGCTCATTCTTGAGTTCTACACACCAGGCATCCCTGACAGCGGCTGGGTCCATGTGTCATATAACAAAGACAAGCTATCTAAACAAGAACTGACCGCCACCAAGGTTGCGGGTAAGACGCAATATTTGCCTGGTCTAGTCGCATAATTTGAGTCATGGCCACAAACTTAAATCAGCAGATTGATCTTCCCGCATCGCCAAACTTGGGCAGCCCAAGTGAGGCGTATGACGCACGGTATTTCTTTCAGAGCAATGGAAGTTTGAACCAGTACTTTGTGAAGTTGCGCAACATCTTTGGGGCACTTTTTGGCCCCAGAGGTGGCAAGTACATCAACAACCCTTACGGTGCTTTCCAGGACACCACAGACCAGTCAGCAGCCAATACCACCACGGCATATGCAATCACTTTTGACACCACCGACTTCAGCAATGGCGTTACCTTGTCAAATTCGTCAAGACTGAATGTGGCGCAAGCTGGAATCTACAACGCGCAATTTAGCATCCAATTCAAGAACACCACCAATGACACGCAAGATGTTGATGTGTGGTTTCGCAAGAATGGCACTGACATTGCCTCATCAAACAGTCGATTTGGAATGCCATCAAGAAAGTCATCTGGCGACCCATCTCACATCATTGCTGCGCTGAACTTATTTGTCAGTCTTGCCGCTGATGATTATCTTCAAATCATGTGGCGTCCATCAGACATCGGGGTGTCTGTTGAGCACTACGCTGCTGGCACATCTCCAACTAGACCAACAGTACCATCGGTAATTGCCACCTTGTCATTCGTGTCCAATTTGTCTACAGAAACCGCATAATTCAGCCATGGCACTTGTACCTCTCAAAATCCCACCAGGCGTCTACCGCAACGGCACTGAGTATCAGTCTGCGGGTCGCTGGTATGACGCCAACCTTGTTCGCTGGTTTGAGAACACCTTGCGCCCGATTGGCGGGTGGCGTAAGCGATCAGAAAGCCAATTGACTGGCAAGTGCCGAGGCTTTATCACTTGGCGCGACAACGACGGTGATCGCTGGATCTCAGCCGCCACGCCGTCAAAGCTCTATGTGATGAACGAGACTGGCGTCTTGAAGGACATCACGCCATCGAGCCTGTCTGTTGGCGACAATGACGCGGTGGTGAAGACTGGCTACGGCTACGCGCCTTATGGCTACTACGCCTATGGCGTGCCGCGTCCAGATACTGGCACTCTGTCACCCGCCACGACTTGGAGCATGGACACCTGGGGCGAGTACCTGGTGGCCTGCTCGGACTATGACGGCAAACTCTACGAGTGGCAGTTGGGTTTCTCAACGCCCACGCTGGCCGCCGCCATCACCAACGCGCCTGTGAACAACAACGCGGTGCTGTCAACGGCAGAGCGATTCTTGTTTGCCCTTGGCGCTGGAGGCAATCCGCGAAAGGTTCAATGGTGCGACCAGGAAAACAATACTGTTTGGACGGCTGCGGCCACCAACCAGGCTGGTGACTTTGAGCTGCAAACTGTCGGATCACTCTTGGCAGGCAAGAAGGTGCGCGGCACGAACTTGCTGTTTACTGACGTTGACGTGCACACCGCGAACTATGTCGGCCTGCCCTACGTCTACACCTTTGAGAAGGCAGGCTCTGGCTGCGGCCTGATTGCGCCACAGGCGGTGGCCGCCATCGACACTGCCGCCATGTGGATGAGCAAATCAGGATTCTGGTTGTTTGATGGATTCGTCAAGCCTTTGCCATGTGATGTGTCTGACTTCATCTTCCAGGACATCAACTACAACCAGGCGTCCAAGATCTATGCCGTGCACAACTCCAAGTATGGCGAGATCTGGTGGTTCTACCCGTCAGAGGACTCGATTGAGATCGACGCCTACGTCACCTACAACTACCGCGAGAACCACTGGTCGATTGGCGAGATGGCTCGCACGGCTGGAACCGACAGGGGTGTGTTCTTGAATCCATTGATGGTGTCAACTGACGGCTACATCTATGAGCATGAGGTCGGCTATGACTATGACTCGGGCAGCGTGTTTGCTGAGTCTGGACCATACGAGATTGGAAACGGCGACAACATCATGTCTGTAAAACAGGTGATCCCTGACGAGCAGACGCTGGGCGAGGTCCAGGTGTCGTTCAAAACGCGAGAGTACCCAACGGCGACAGAGACTACCTATGGACCGTACAGCGCGTCGGAGCCGACAGATGTGCGATTCTCTGGCCGTCAGGTCAAGATCAAGTACACAGGAAATGTGTTGGAGGATTGGCGCATTGGCGTGACCAGGTTGGATGTTGTGCCTGCTGGAAAGCGTTGATGGAGGAGGATTTCGAGAGGCTGCGCCATCACATAAGTGCCGCCTTAGAATACTCTGGAGGGACACACGATATTGAAGACATCGCTGATGGATTAAGGGCTGGACAGTTTCAGCTCTGGCCTGGGGAGAAATCAGCGATAGTGACAGAGATCATTGTCTACCCACAGCTCAAAGATTTGCATTTCTTCTTGGCTGGTGGCGACCTAGATGAACTCCGATTGATGCAACCTATCATCGAATCTTGGGGTAAGAGTGTAGGTTGCAGCCGAGTCTCTCTCGCTGGCCGTCGTGGCTGGGAGAGGACATTTTTAAGAGACAGGGGATACGAGCCAAAGTGGTTCGTACTGTGCAAAGACTTATGAGGTGACTTATGTCAAAGGGTGGAAAACCGCAACAGCAAACACAAACTCAGACAACGAGTATTGATCCAGCCGCGAGACAAGCGTATTTGGACAACTTGAACGCCGCCAAGCAAGCCGCTGGCGGTCTTGGTGTCCAGGAGTTCGCTGGCTTTGACCCGATGTATCAAGAGGCAGAGCGTGCTGCTTATGAAGCCAGCATGAAGCCATTTGGCGCTGCCGACATCCAGCAGTTCCAAAACCCTTACGAGACTGACGTCATCAACGCCGCGCTGGGCGACATTGAGCGTTCGCGTCAGATGCAGTCAATGAGCAATGCGGCGCAAGCCACAGCCGCCAAGGCATTTGGTGGCTCACGCTACGGTGTGCAGGCTGCACTGACAGATGAGGCGGCCTTGCGCAATGCTGGCAATTTGGCGGCGACCATGCGCCAGCAGGGCTACCAAACTGCCGCGCAGTTGGCGCAGCAAGCTCGCGGAATGAACTTGCAGGGCTACCAAAACGCCATGAATCTTGGATTGACACGACAGCAGTTTGCACAGGCACAGCTTGATGCGTTGCGCAATCTGCCATTGCAGCGTCTGGCCATTCAGCAGGCCGCAATGAGTGCGCAGCCTGCAAACCTGGGCATGACAACAAAGGGCACTGGCACGCAAGAAACTACCCAGAATATTGGCGCTGGCATATTGGGTGGCGCACTTGCTGGATCTAAGTTCGGTCCATGGGGTGCTGCTGCTGGCGGCATCCTGGGTGCATTCTGATCATTGATTGGGCGAGGTAAAAAATGGCTGAAGATCAAATGGATGCGTTTGACAAGATCCGACAGAATTTAAAAACAAGCATGGATGAGGTGTACCGCCAGGCGAATTCTGTTTCTCCAGAAGTCACGCCCTATGGCAGCTTGAGTGACCCAAGCCAAGAGACTGGCGAATACACGTTCTTGCCCAACATGGGTGGATTGCTGTTTGGTACGCCAAGTGTCATGGATGAGTACATGACGCCAGCGCAGCAAAAGGCAATCCAGAGTCAGGGAATGATGAATGCCGCCATGGCATTGCTCAAGGCTGGCCGCACAACCACCACGCCAATTTCATTTGGTGAGGCGATTGCTGATGCGTACCAGGCTGGCACTGCTGGCTACCAGGGTGCTCAGCAAAACGCCATCGCTCAGATCATGATGAGGCAGAAGATGGAAGAGGCCAAGCGAGCACAGGAATCGCAACAGGCTTACCGTCAGTTCTTGCTTGGCATGCCTACTGAGGGTGAGCCAATGGGTGCGCAACAAGCTCTTGGCGCTCCTGGCATGCCTGTTGGTCCAACACCAGCTCGCGCCGCGATGATTGGGCAGACGGCTCCCGTTGGTGGTGGTGCACTGAATCCAGCCATGCGCCAGTTATTGGCGTCATTGCCAGCAGAGAAGGGTATTCCAGAGGCCATCAAGCTGATGCAGCCTCAAGAGATTACTGGTCAGCCATTCAAAGGCGCTGACGGCAAGTTCTATTTGCAGACAAAGACTGGCGGTGTTATTCCTGCGCCTATCGCGCCAGAGGTTAAGCCAACTGGAATGCCTCAAGAGGCAGTGGTCAATGGATCTCCAGTACTTGTCCAGTACTACGAAGACGGCAGCAGCAAGGTTCTTTCTGGCGTGTCTCCAAAGGCAGAGCCATCGGCAGCAGAGATCAAAATCTTGCGGGAGACAGGCACACCAGTGACATTTGAAAATGTCATGCTGTTGCGTAGATCAGGTGCAAGCAACGTCAGTGTGAACACTGGACAAAAGGGTTTTGAGAACGAGAGAAACCTTGCCAAAGATTTCAAGTCAGAGCCAATATACAAAGACTTCAGTGACATGAAGTCAGCCTACACGCAAGTGATCACAGCACTTGACCAGAACACGCCAATTGGTGATGTCGCTGGCGCAACCAAGGTCATGAAGTTGCTTGATCCTGGCTCTGTTGTTCGTGAATCTGAATTGGGCATTGCGATGGCGGCGTCAGGTCGAATGGACCGCCTGAAGAACTACTTTGACCTTTGGAAGTCTGGCCAAAAACTCACGCCAACACAACGATCAGAGTTCAAGAACTTGTCAAGAGAACTGTACGCGGCTGCTGGTCAGGCTTACAACCAAAAGCGTGGCGAGTACAAGTCGTTTGCAGATGCTTATGATTTGAAGAACATTAATACCATTTTGGGTGATGAGGCAAAGATTCCTGAACCATTCCCAACTCCAGGTGGTGAAGGTAAGCGCAAGCCATTGAATCAAATTTTCAAAAGATAAAACAGATAGGGCTACATCATGGACACCATCAAGCAGCAGATTGATACAGCCAGAAAAGAAAACTATACAGATGAAGAGATCATCGCCTATCTGTCCAGCCTGCCTGGTGTAGATGCCCAGATCAAATCTGCCATGGCAGAGAACTACGCGCCATCAGAGATTCTGACGTTCTTGGCAGAGCGAAAGTCTCCTGCTTACGAGGTTGGCGCTCAGATGCCAGAAACAAAAAAAGCCATCGCAACGGCCATGCAAGGCCCAACAATGGGTTTCTTTGACGAGTTAAGTGGGGCAATCACAGCGCCATCAGTTGCATATTCTCAAAACAAGCCACTGTCGCAGGCTTACCAACAGCAGCGTGACATTGTGCGCGGCGCTGTTGGCTCTTACACGAAAGAAAACCCATGGACAGCCGCAGGCTTGCAAGTTGGCGCATCTCTGCCAACGATGCTTCTTGCCGCGCCATTAAGGCTTGGTCAGGCCGCAATGGAGACTGGCAACATCATGGGCGTTGGCCAGCGCATGTTGCAGGCTGGAAAGTCTGGGCTTGGATATGGTGCTGTTGGCGGTCTTGGCTCTTCAGAGGGTGAGACTGCTGGAGAGATTGGAACTGACGTTGCCAAAAGCGCAGCCCTTGGCGGTGTCGTTGGTACAGCGACGCAGCCAGCTCAAGCCGTGCTTGGAGCCACAGGTCGTCAGATTGCTGCCAGAGTACCAACACCATGGCAAACCGCCAAGTCTGCCGAATATGCCCAGCAGAAGATCGCAGAGGCTTTGTTGCGCGACACGCCACCAGATTTGCTGTTGAATGCTTTGACCATGTCGCAGACTCGCATGACAAAGTTGGGCCGCGAGGCTCGATTGGCTGACGTTGGTGGCGCAAACGTGCGTCAGCTTTTGGACACCCTGGCGACGCTGCCAGGCGAGACAAAACAGGCCTTGGAACGCGCCATCAGGGAGCGCCAGGCTGGACGTGCTGGCCGCCTTGTCACTGCTGCTGATGAGGCTCTGGGCACGCGAGGCGCTCAGTTCCAACAGAGCATTGACGCATTCAGCGAGTTGCGTCGACTTGAGTCCAGGCCGTTCTACAACCTGATTGATCAAGCCGTCATCCAGGTTGATGAGCCATTGATGAATTTGCTAAATCGTTCAAAGTCACTGCAAGGCGCTGCCGAGTTGCTGTATCGCACCAAGACTGGCCAAACGATTGACCTGTCAAAGCTCCAACCTGGCCAGCCAGTTCCCATGAACGTGCTGGACACCTTGAAACAGTCGCTGTACGACTCTGCGCAAAGCCTCAAGCGTTCAGGCAGCAGCCAGCAGGCCAATGCCTATGACGATGTTCGCCAAGAACTGATCAAAGTATTGAGCGACAAATCACCAAAACTTGGCGGTAAGTCAGCCTACGCCCAGGCGATGGAGAAGTGGGCTGGACCCTCTCAGATGATGGACGCTGCCGAGTTGGGCCGCAAGGCCATGACGGGTGACATCGTCAACTTCAAGCAGGAGCTGCGCGGCTTGACTCAGTCAGAGCTGGACGCATTCCGCATTGGCGCTTTGCAGGCCCTGCGTCAGAAGACTGGCACAGAGGCTGGCCAGACGTCACTGCTGAAGATGTGGAAAGAGCCTGCGACGCAAGAACGCCTCAAGGCCGTGTTCGGAAACGATTACAGACAGTTCGCGGCTGCCGTGGCCAGAGAGGCACGACTGAAGATGTTGGAGTCTGCTGGCCGTGGAGCCCAAACCGCGGCACGCGCTGCTGGCATGGCCGACCTTGATGTTGGTCCAGTCGTGCAGGCTGGCCAGGCTGTGGCCACTGGCAATGTGCCTGGCATGGTGGCATCAGCTCAGAATCTATTTGGCCGAGTGCAGACGCCAGAGGCCGTGCGCAACCAGATGGGACGCATGCTGCTGTCACGCGACCAGCAAAAGCTCTTGGACCTGTCAGAGTCCATCCGCAAGCTCAACGAGGCACGTTCACGCGCCGCATCTAGCGGTGGATATATTGGCGGTCAAACTGGAATAATCGGAACAAACCTCGCAGGACAATAAACATGGCAGACAACATCAGCGCCACACCCCGCAATGAGCTTTTGGGCTTGTTGTCTGACGCCTACCAGTGGATGCAGTCACCTGAACGCACCCAGCAGATGCAAGGCTTTGCTGGGTTGCTTGGTACGACTGGCGTGCCTCAGACCGTTGAGCGCATGGCGTATGGCGAGCCACTGACCAACATTGGCCGCGCCAATGTGCCATTGCTCAAGCCTGAGACTGCGGATGCCCTGATGACTGTTGCGCCATTTGCGCCAAAGGGCATGAAGATGATTCGCGCCACTGAGGGCTTGCCTGTTGGGATGAGTATTAAAGATGTTGGGAAAAAAGGTTTGCCAAGCCCACAAAGTTTGACAATGCCATCTGTTCCAACAGTTGATCAAATGAAGCAATATGGACGAACTGAAGTTGTTCCATTGTCCAAAGCCGTAAGTTTCCAAAGCGCAAGGAATTGGGAAAAATTTAATGCGGGTAAAGGTCCAGGCGATTTGGTTCCAGGTTATGGAGATAAGCCATTAGCTTTGAGACTTGAAACTGGTGAGTATGTTATTTATGACGGCAACCATCGCACAGACTTAGCACTACAAAAAGGTCAGACTGAGCTGCCAATGAACGTCATTGATGTCAAGTCATATGACCCAGCACATGCAGGCAGAAAACCAGTCCCATCAAGCATGACTGATGATGAATTATTGAATAGTCTGTTGGGTGAACAAACTAGCCAGCCACCAGCACCCAAACAAGCCTCCCTTGACCTTGCACAGCAAAAGCCTGGACTGCTTGAGCAGCCAGATATGTCTTATCGCGGCTCTCATACTGCACCTGGTCCTGACTTTGGCGCACCATTGCATGACTTGACTGGTGGCGGTCAGATGTACCCTGCTGATGTCTATTCTGAAAAGGCGGCTCAGTACTATGGCAGCGGCAATCGTAGGGCAGACATTGAAGCCTTTAATTTAGCCAAACGAGTTCGTGGAAATCCTGATGCTGAAGTCACCATGTATCGTGCAGTCCCAAAGAATGCAGATATTTCAAACATCAATGCTGGTGATTGGGTGACATTGAGCAAGGACTACGCAAAGAATCATGGTGAGGCTGCCTTGCGTGGTGACTATAAGATTCTGAGCCAAAAAGTCAAAGCCAAAGATTTATGGACCAATGCAGACTCCATTCAAGAGTTTGGCTATCAGCCGCAACAATCTGAAGTTATCAGTAATCCTGGCCTACTCGACTGAGCCATAAAACGCAGCCACCAGCGGGTCGCGTTTAATCTTCCACTTCTTGGCCCTCTCCCGCGCCATCCTGAAGGCATGGTCATCGAGGGACTCTTTGGCTCTCCATTTGTCCAACCTCTCCTTGGCCGTCAATGGATCAGGCTTGATGGCGTCAGAGCCGATGCCGTAGGCGTACACCGCCACCCAAACAGTGCCAACCCTGCGCCACTCTGTGATGTACACCAGACCCTGCTTGCGCAGCCTGGACACCAGGATCTGAGCCGACCTTTGCGTGCAGTACACGGTGGCCGCCAGCTCATGCGCAGTGAGCGCCTGGTGCGTCAAGAGGTCAACGATGCGGGGCAGGCGTACTGACTTCATTTGGCGTCACTGTGCTCGCGCCTGTCGTGCCTGTCGGCGTCCTCGCGGCGCTTGAAGTACCTGTCGCATTCAGTGCAGCGCCACCAGATTTGTTCCACAACCTTGGTCTGCCTGTTGGCGTGGTCACCTCTGACCGTGCCGTACATGGTGCGCACTGGCTCAATCATTTGCGGTTTGCCTTTGGCAGTGTGAACGCTGAGATCGGCTTCTTCTTACCGATGCCCTGGTTCTTCTGTTGTGTGGCGGCTGACTTCTTGCCAGCGATGTGCCTGCGCAGTTTTTCGTCATTGCTGAAGATTGACGGCGTGCCGTCGTTCCAATTGAATGCTGATTTAACTTCTCTCATATCCCCATTTCCTACAAAGTTCTTTTGTTTTTGCTTTCAGTTTCTTCTTGGTGCAGACCTTTGCGTGCTGCTTCTGGACCATTCTCTGATGCCTGGTGAGTGGCTCTGGCGGGTCTGGGAACATCATAGAGATGCCTGCCCAGCCAAACACCACAGACAGGAATAAGTGCCTAGCCATTGGTCTTCTTGGCCGCCTTGCGTGGCACGGCCTTGTACTCAATGTAAGGTTCAGTCTTCTCGATCTGCTCGCGTCTTCTTGTCCCGTTCACCCTGGCCGCGTTGATCAAGTTCATCTTCTTGTCTGTCGCCCAAAGAGATGGTCCTGATGTGTCAAATGCTGACTTCATGCCGCCATCCTTTGCATCATGTCCAGGTTGAATCTTTTTGTGCGGCTCTTTGCCTGGCGCTGTGCCGCAGTCAGTCTCTTACGCTGGGCGTCACGGTGTTCACCGATCTTGTAGACCTTGATGGCATCCCTGCCACGGCTGTCTTTCTCCCAAGCGCAGATGTAAGCCGCACCAGCCGCATGAAGTTCTCTAGCGTACTGAAGCACCGTGACATAGTGCAAACCTGTTTGCTCTGCTAGTTCATGGCAAGTGTAGACACCGTCCAACATCAGCTTAATCAGTTGGGCTTGGCAGATTGCGTTGATCTTGATGATCTTCTTACCTTTGTGGCTTGGGGGAGTCATGCTTGTTCTCCTTTTTTACTTCTAATTGCATCGGCAATTATTTGTGCGGCACGATGAATATCAGTCCCCAAACTAAACAATCCAATCATTATTAATGTGGCGGCAAAAATGTTCATGCTTGTTTCCCTCTGGCTCTAATGGCATCGGCACATTCGCTTGCCCCCTCACCCATGAATTCATATCTACCTTGTACATCTATCCAAGATAAGTAAAAACTGTCACAGATTTCTGCACAGGCTTCACGCTCTTTGGCGGCTACCAGTTTGGCAAAGTGTTTAAGCATTGTTTCGTCGATTGGCATATGGTTGTAAAACCCAACCTGTCTAGCCATCTCAATGATTTCATCTTGTGTCATGCTGCCAACCTCTGTTGTTCCATCAACTTGGCGAGCTGCTGGCGCAGCCACTTAGGACCGCCAACCTCAATCCACTTGGCGTATTGGCTGGGCGTGAGCCTGATGCCAACGAACTTGCTGTTACCTGTCAGCTCAGTCTTTGGTCTAGGCATCACTTGATCTCCCAAGAGTCCAGCAAAAACGCGATCACGGCATAGATCACGATGAAGAAGATGGCAATGCCCAGCATGGCCAGCATGACAAAGCTCAAGACTGTTTCCATAATTTCAGCACCTTTGATTTGTGTTGCGGTTCCTCGACCTTGGGCGAGTTGCCAAAGGTTGGTTCCCACCCGTGCTTGCGCCAGGTGGACTGCACATCTGCACCCCTGGTCGGGATGAACTTGGCGTCAAAGACGTGCAGCTTTGGCCAGACGATTTTTGTGCCAGCGGGTGGCGTCCAGTTGAGTTCTCTCTTCATCGTTGTGCCGCCATCAGTTCAAGTTCAACTTCTTTGACGCGATCTCTGAGGATCTTGACCTCATGCTCAAGCTCACTGAGCTGGCGTCCCAGGCGCTCGCGTGTCATGTTCTCGGCATGCGCCCAACCGATCAGCGTGCCCTCTGTCACGGCCTTGCGTGCAAAGGTCTTGAAGTCCTCGCGGGAGAGGAACCCGCCACCGACCTCCATGGGCGGGGTGAACTTACCGACAGCGCGGTCAATTTCGATCTGCATTTTTTCAGACATGTGTTTCTCCTTTGGTTGTTTCTCTTGCTTTCAACATTTCGTCTGCCCATTTGTATGCCAATACAGAGACTGCATCTGCGGCACGTTTGCCCTCATCAAAATTAAAATCTTTCGGGAAGACAAAGTCTGGATGCCATCCCCTTGCTGCGATATATCCTTGCATAGCCTTTGCCGCAAAGTAATCACGCAAGGTCATGCCGTCTTGATTGAGCAGTCCATCTGGAAAGGCTTGTTGTTCGTCGTTCATTTGACTAACTCCTTGATGATCTCGATGATGAAAGGTGTGGCGAACAAAGCACCAACCAGGATGCCTTGGGTAAATTCTTTGATGGTCATTCCTCATTCTCCTCTTCACAAAGCTCGCAGCCAGGATGATCAGGATCGCGGCAGTCGTGGTGGTTTGCCAGGTCAAGTTGATACTGGCGGCGGTGGAAGTCCTCCCACCGCATTTCGTTGGCATCTAATTCGTCAATGGGCATGGTTGGTCCTTAAAGTTGGGGCCGAAGCCCCGACTGAATCAATAAATGTTGGCCTGACCGCGAGATGCATATGAAGAGCAAACCGACTCCTCATAATTTGCTTCTGCATCATCTTGCAGTGCTTGCCAAAGAGCTTCATCTTGTTCAGTCCACTCGCTGGTTGTTGCTTGATCGTTCATCTTGTTTCTCCTTGGTGTTGCGTTGTTGATGTGTGAATCATAAACGATTTGCAGAACTTGTCAAATACCACACAAGTTAGTCAAGTATTACCGACTTACAATCAAGGTGCTGGGTTTCTCCACCAGCAGTTGCCTTGATAGGGGTCGGCGCAATCCGACCCCTTTTTTCTTGGTACACTTGACCATCTTCACAAAACATGGTTAACATTCTACACATGAAAACAGCAACACAAGAAGCGATGCAGGCGATACGCCACAAGGTCGAGGCTGCGGGGTACAAGATGTCTGATGTCTGCCGCGTCGCAGAGATCGACCAGGCACAGGTGTCTCGCTGGATGTCGGGCACGACAGAGCCTCTGTACGGCAGCATGGTCAAGCTGGACAAGGCAGCCGACGCGCTGGTGTCTGCACGCCTGCAGGTGCTCAACAAAGCCATGGAAGACGCCGTCAAATGAGAGTCATCGGCATAGATCCTGGCCTCTCTGGAGCCATCGCGGTGATCAACGGCACTGACAGCCTGATGATTATCGACATGCCCACCATGACGGTCACACGCAACGGCAAAGACAAGCGCCAGGTGTCGGCCACCGAGTTGGCGCAGATCCTCAAGGCCGCCAAGTCTGACGAATGCCATGTGTTCGTGGAAAAGGTCAGCGCCATGGCTGGCCAGGGCGTCACCAGCGTGTTCAGCTTTGGGCGCTCATTCGGCATGATCGAGGGCATCTTGGCGGCATTGCAAATGCCCGTGACCTATGTGGCCCCAGCCACCTGG